ACACGGAATATGCGATACTTGATACCAAAGGTCTCACAATATGAGATAAGAAGATCTTCTGCACACCTCTTTGTCACAGAGTAGAACCCTGTAGGATTACAACTATCTGTCTCCTTGGCATCAAGAAAGTCATTACCATACACAAAACCAGAACTGACAAAGTTAAACACCGTGTCTGTTCTCTTACAATGTGACAATACTTCTGTCAAGATCTTGAGGTTGGTGTCAATATCAACCTGTAAATCTTGGAACACATTCTGATTGGTAGTAGTACTAATCAGATACAAGATGTCCTTAGTCTGTGGTTGTCTGTCACCCCTAGGAATGACAATATTATCAGGATACATTCTCAAGAATGTACTACCAATATAACCAGTTCCTCCAAAGACTGAAAGGTTATTCATACTTCTCACACTCCTTAAAGGTCTTACCGTATTTGTCTTTGGCTGACAAGAACGGACTATCTATACCCCAATCAATACCAAGGTCTGGATCATTCCACAACAGGGTCCTATCATACTCCTTATAATAGAACTCTGTGGTCTTGTAGGAGACGTGTGCATGGAGACTATACACATAGAACCCATGTGCAAACCCTTCTGGTACCCACAACATCACCTCTGGACGGTAGAGATGAACAGCATAGTGTTGTCCAAAGGTAGGAGAAGATTGTCTCAGGTCTACAATCACATCCAGAATAGAACCTTTCATACACCGGACAAGTTTACCCTGTGGTCTCTCTACCTGATAGTGGAGACCACGTAAAACATGTGGGTGTGAGAGAGAATGATTGTCCTGAACAAACTCCATGTCCAGTCCTACACTTGAGAAGTCCTTCTGGTTATATGACTCAACAAAATATCCTCTCTCATCCTCATGCTTGTTCTGTTCAATCAGAACTGCATCTTCCAGAGGTGTCTTAATAATCTTCATAGTACAGGATTGTTTTGAGAAGTCCGCTTGTGATGTCTGTGACTGGCGCCCAGCCCAGCTCCGTAGTGATTTTATGATTTGATGTTGCATATCTTACGTCGTGTCCGGGTCTGTCTGTAACATGTTCAATAGGGATGTCTTTCTTCCCCATGAGATCTTTAATCATCATAGCTAGTGTGATGTTTTTAATCTCACAGTTACCACCGATGTTGTATCTCTCCCCCACTTTACCCTTTAACCAGACTTCGACAAGGGCATCACAATGATCCTCTACAAAGATCCAGTCTCTAATTTGTTGTCCATCACCGTAGATAGGAATTGGTCTTTCGTGGATGATACTCTTGATGATTGTAGGGATCATCTTTTCTACATACTGTCTTGGTCCATAGTTATTAGAACAGTTTGTAATGGTAATAGGAAGACCGTAGGTGTTATGGAATGCTTTTACGAAGTGGTCACTAGCAGCCTTAGATGCTGAGTAAGGATTACGTGGGTCATACTTTGATTCCTCATCAAACTCACCCTCCTCAATCGATCCAAACACCTCATCAGTGGAGATGTGCATGAACCTATCAGTCTCATACTTGAGTGCAAGTTGTAGGAGATTTACTGTACCAATGATATTGGTTTGGAGGAAGGGACCACAGTCATTGATAGAATTATCTACATGACTCTCTGCAGCCAGATGGAATATAGTATCAAACTTCTCCTTGTCAAAGACATATTCGACAGCATCCTTGTCACAGATATCAATCTGATAGTGTTTGATACCGTCAGGAATATTCCCTTTAGTACCAGCATAAGCAAGATTGTCAATCGTGACAATCCTCTCACCAAACTTACTCAAGGTTCGTAGTAGTTGACTACCAATGAACCCAGCTCCACCTGTAACTAGAATGCTCATTTTACCTCGTAATTTTTTAGAATGTCTGTCGAATACTGTGCGGGTGCTGACAATTCTTTCTCGTTCTTCTTTTCTTCTTCTAGTCTATGTACTCTGTTCCTCAACTCTGTTGATGAATACTTATGTTGTCTCTTGTGATAATGGATTTCAATATCGTTGTCGATACAATATTGCTTACCGGTAAAGTCTCTGTCTTTATACTCTTCACTCAAGAACCTAATATCAATTCTCTGTGTCTTGATCATGTTCAACAGATCTTCCTCTGTCTCATACACCAATATCTCATCAACGTATCTACATCCTTGTAACTGAACATACCTTTCATACACACTTTGTGTAGGTTTGTTCTTGATACCCGGTCTATCAATCGTAGGGTCAACTTGTAAAGCAACGATCAACCAGTCGCACAAGTCTTTCTCCATCTTCAACATTGTTACATGTCCAGCATGAAACAAGTCAAAGGAACTACAATTAAATCCTATCTTCATTACGAAAACATTAACCGGTCTATCTATCCTACTAAAAAAGGAGGCCTTTGTCAAGACCTCCTGAGCTCCATGCACGCCACTTACTCTTTAGAGAAGTAAGAAACTCTTGGGTTATCCCGACCAGTGCTGTTATAGTCCGTCCGTGACTCTACCATAATCATCTTCTAATCTGATTATATCATTCTCTGAACACTCTCCCTGTTGGATCTCAAGGAACATAATTCCTTCAGGACCAGCTTCCATTCGGTGTACTACACCAGAGGGAATGTGAAAGTGTTGTTCGTATTCTGCTGGAAGTTGATGGTTGTCTAGGGTTACAGTACCTCGACCTGACATTACCCTCCAAAACTCACTCCTATGTTCATGTTTCTGTAGTGAGAATCGTTGGTTAGGGTGGACCTTGATACGTTTGATGACCATAAAAGGATTTCTTTCTAAGTCAACATAGTAACCCCATGGTTTTGCAACCGGTTCATTCATAACTTACCGTTAGACAACTTCGAGATATTGAGTTCGGGGCTCAACTTCAGAATTCTAATGAGTTCATCGAGTCTAGCATCTCCACCACCACCGGACGAATGCTTTGCTTCGCATGCAGCCTTGAGTGCTTTGACCTCAGCCTCCAGAGCTTTCAGTCTTCCTTCAACCTCATTGTCGTACTGGGACATATAAGCACCAGATGCAGATACCTTTCTCGTTGCCATAGTTTTAAAGTAAATCTACTTTATTTAGAAGTCACATCTTATATTGAAGGAGACAGTACACCTTTCATCCTCCACAGGATTAACATAATGAAGAAGGTTGGAGGGAAAGATGATGACTGTTCCTTCTTTGATATCCATATTCTTGGTGTGAACCTGAGAGTCTAAGATACCAAAGTTATTATTAATGAATGAGGTTTTGTTCTCACCCTTCTGATCTAGAATGTATATACCAGAGAATACAGAACTACCAGGAATACCTACATGATCATGTACTTCTTGAAAGTCACCACTTGTGTAGTAATTAGCCCAGATACCACTCACAAAACTTCTTGTTGGAAATCTATTGAGATTTACCTCACCTAACATCTGATCAAGTGGTTCCCATATAATAGAATCCTGAAATAATTTTTCAGAAAGAAAAGGTACTTCAGTTATTTTTACCTTACAGTTCCAACCGTCTGGAGTATAACTCTCATCCCCAAATTTATCAAGGATGAGAGGATAATATATGTCCTTTATTTCATCATGATTAAGAACATCACAATAGAATATAAAGGGAGACCTAAGAACCTTTAACGACATCTTTTACATAAGAAGGAACACCATCTGGATCTAACCATTTGGTATATTCAAAATCAGCCATAGCAGTCATCAATTGCATTGAGTTGTCACAGAGATACATGTCTTTGTATCTACGTGTGTTATCATCAAACTTTTGAATCCTACAGTCCGGTTTACCATTCTCAAGGTCACCATTTTCGACATAACGATATGGATGTCTTTCAAGAAGAATGTTCATGCCACCTCTTGCTTCTCAAGATCTTCAGCCAGACAGTCAATGAGAATATCATAGTCGTCTAGGGGGTCACCCGAGAAGGTAACACCGTCGTTCTCATAAAACTTACGGACTTTCTTGAAGAGCTTAGGGTTCTTGACATCAAGGAAGAAGTCTCCGTTCACGGCGGAACGAAGCGTCGTGATGTCCTTTTTGAACTTAGAAGTGATAGTCATTGTCTTTCGTATTGACCTTAGTAGTATAGGAGAATTGAAGTGATCCGTCAAGGGGACAGTTACGAAGCCGTCCTACGATCCTTCGTCGTGTTCTGTGTACAGTTTGTACAAGTCATCATCAGTTGACATCATGACACATGCAGCGCCATTGTCGTTGATGATACCTATGTGTTCTCCGTCTTCTACTCGTTTGATCAACTCGTCCCAGTTCTCTTGAAACTCTTGCACAGTGAAGATTTCCATAGCTAAATTATATAGTAGGATTAAGACCAGTAGCCAACTACCTTCAGTAGACCATGTGCATAGAAGAACAGGAGTACTGATCCAATACAAGCACTGATAACTGTGGCAGTCTTGTTGTGTTTGTCGATGGCTTTGTCGATCAGATCCTGACACTGTTTCTGTGTGATCATGTGTTCAGGTTTGATCTCTGGAAGTCTAGACATTTGTAATTATACTACGGTAGATGAAGGTGTCAACTCTTTATATGTGTAAGCAACAGTCATTCGTGGAACCTTACATAGTACGTTTGGTGCATATCCCATATGCTCTAGATGAGCTGGGAATAGGATTCCGTTATTTGGTATATATGTTTCGTAATGATACAGGTCTGGTCCAGTCGTTAGAATAAACTGACCTCCCCATTCGGTTTGCCAGTAGGGAGATACAAAGATATTCAAAGTCCAACTGTCGTAACCATCAGTATGGAAAGAAGATTCTTGACCAAAGAATTGTATGTTGGTGTTGACTCTATTGAGTTTCAATCGACGTTGTAGTATCTTCTGACACTGGTACTTCAACAGAGAACCATATTTGATTAGTGTTAGATTATCTCCAACAGTATCTACAATGGATAAAGGTTTATCTATACATCCTCTGTACGGATGATTTTCTCCTCCATCGTTTTTCGTAAATCTCCAAGTATTGTGACGTGAATTAAACTCATCGTTGAGTGCAAAGAAATCGTCTGGAGATAATACATTACATAGTCTGTAGAAGTTGTCAACTTTAACGTACCTCAAAGTCTAATCTCCTCACCTTTCTTTTTCTTCTCTCCTCCTGGTACGATAGGTCACTGGAGGTAAGAACATTACCATTCTCAACCTTGTTACTGGAGTTAATCATAACCACCTTGGTAAGGTCTACAGCAGTGACCTTATCCTCAATGACAGTCATCATATTAGGACACCCACAACAGTGGGTATGATGGTCACTCCTGATTTCTCTGTTGCATTGTTTGCATCTTACGGTAATCATGGGTCATGTTTGGTATTCGACATGGGAGATACTGGGATCGAACCAGTGGCATCTTCGGTGTAAACGAAGCGCTCTACCGCTGAGCTAATCTCCCAAACTGGCGTGGCAAGACTCGAACTTGCAACCGGACGATTAACAGTCGTCAGCTCTGCCATTGAGCTACACGCCAATGAGTTATCCGTAAGGATTACGACCTTGTTCTTTACAGAGTTTGAAGTACATCTTGTAGTATCTGTTACAGATTTCTCTAATAGTGTCTTTGTCATCATCGAACCCATTGATTCTAAGATGATGATAAGAACCTTCTAGATCACTGATTAGTAACAGGATTTTTACAGGGTCCATTATCTAGTATGCATCCATCCAGTGACAATGTATTTAAGTTGTGACTTAGGAGGATATCCCCGATGGAAATAAGGCCAAGATGATGGGAAGATTACTATCTTTCCTGTTTCGGGTTGAATTTTAGTTCCATCACAAAACTCAGTGTATCCATCTTCTTCTACATCATTTAGATACCAAATATATGTAGACCATCTACACCCATTTTCAATAACATACTCTCCATTTTGTTCATCTTGATGCCAACTGTATCCTGAACCAGGAGATGTACGTTGGATTTGATATCCACTATCAGTTGGGTTATCAAAATATAGGGATGGTATTTCCTTTAGCCACTCTGCCTTTAGGTACTCTTGTACATGATGATTGAGTGATTCAAAGAAGATTTTGTCTTCCTCTTTCCACTCAGGAAGTGAGGAAATAAGTAAATCCATAGAGTCTTTGATAGATGTATCTACTCTACGATCTTCATTACGTCCTACCATCCCCTGATAGGGTCTGTCATCATTCTCAAATTTATCAATAACATGTTGACAAAACTCTGGGGTAAGAGCATTGTGTCTTATGTATATAAAATCTGATAGTTGTACATTCATGATAGATATGCTTTTTGGTGGGGAGAGAGGGATACATTATACCTCTACTAAGTGGGAATCACTAATGTGATAATAGGTCACTCAGACTTTCGGACCTCCTGGTAAGAGTTCTGTGCGAACACAGCGGGCACCACCCCTGTCCTAATATACTTTACCCCGTGCCTCCACAAGGGTTATTCAGT